TGTTGAAGTAAGTTTTACAAGTTTAAAGTCTGGCAGACAATACAGCATACCTTGTACACTAAGGGCTGACGTTGTACCAGCAGTAGTTAAACAGTCTGAATCAGACTCTATATTGTTGTATCGATTAGATACAAATAAATGGGAGGACTTGCGTCTTTCTAGTATAGATAGCTACAAAGACCCCTATTAAGGGGAGAGCCTCGGAAGAGGATTAGGAGAGAAGAATGTTAGGATTCCTACAATGGGTTATAGGATGGATTCAAGTTATACCATGGTTAGTCATGAGTGCTTCAATCATAGCAGCGTGTACCGATACACCGAAAGATGACAAAATAGTTGGGAAAATGTATAAAATTCTTGACTGGTTTGCAATCAATGTCGGCAAAGCTAAGCAAAGCGCAAAGGAGAGCTAAATGGCAGACGAACGATTCGCAGGTGATATGAGTAGAAATGAGGTTGAAATTGACCTTAATAAGTTCATGGAACTTGTACAAGAGAACTCTAATCTAAAAGCAAAAATAGTAGAGATGGAAGCCAACAGAGAGCCAGATAATCCTTGGCAGCGTTGGATCTTTCTATCAAACATGATTGATGCATGGAGGATTTTTCCCCGAGCATTTCTTAGTGTATACATTTTCTTATTGTACTATTGCACAATGTGGTTTATGGCTTTAGAAGACCCCACAATGGAACAGTCTGGTTTAATCAGTATTGTTGTTGGTGCAGGTGCAGCTTGGTTTGGTCTTTATGCTGGCACAGCTAAGGATAAAATTAATGGATCTGGAAAATAGTTCTTGACTTTATTTCATAATTTTAGTATAATATACATTATGAAAAAGTTTAAAGAAATCAAAAAAATCAAGCCAGAGAAAAAAGTATGTCCGTACTGTAAGACTACAGAAAACGAAGACAAACTCTGTGGCGTATACAAATGTTGGAAGTAAGATATGAATTTATTTTATTTAGACGAGGATCTCGATAAGGCAGCACAGTATCATGTTGACAAGCATATTGTTAAGATGCCACTGGAAGCTGCCCAGATTCTTTGTACAACTATTTACATTGACAAATTTCTAGGGTATGTTCCTCGTGCGCTAAATGCAGAAGAACGAGAGGTTCTTAACAAGGTTAAAGCCGAAATTAAGCACTTACCACTTGAGGAGCGACCCTTCCCCTACCTTCCAATGATGTACAATCATCCCTGCACAATCTGGGCTAGGGAGTCATTGGATAATCACGAGTGGGTTCATTGTTATGCAAATGCATTGAATGATGAATACTATTATCGTTATGGCAAACTACACAAATCGATAGAACAAGTAGTAAATAAATTGCCAGATCCAGTACATCTTGAAAGAGTAGGCTTTACTAAGTTCGGACTGGCAATGCCAGAAGATCTTAGAGATTATGATAATCCGATACAAAGCTATCGTGATTATTACCACTTAGACAAAGCAACCTTTGCTAGTTGGAAATACAGAGACAAACCACATTGGTGGAACGAAGACTACGCTGATTATGAAAAAAGGATAACTCGTGTATAAATTTAACGAAGATTTAATTCAAACTAGACTAAAACATTATATAGATAGTACATACGACCAGCACTATGCCCAAGCAAAGACTCAAACAACAGAGATAGTATTTGAGAATGGACATGGAGAAGGTTTTTGTATTGGTAATATAATTAAATATGCACAGCGTTTTGGAAAGAAAGATGGCAAGAATGAAAAAGACTTATACAAAGTACTTCATTACACAATTATTCTACTAGGCGCAATGCATGAACAAGAATTAAAAGAGTTGAATGATTACCATTTGGAGTTGAAAAATGATTAATTGGGTCTTTGGTTGGATTAGCATAGATTATTTAATTCACAAAGGAGTGATTAAAAAAGATGGCAGTTAGAAAGAAAAGAGAAGAGAAACTCTCAGAAACAAATATAAATAAAGTAATAGAACTGCTTGCTGCAGAGAAACCTATTACTAAAAAAGAGGCGTGTGAGATATTGCATATTGCATATAATACAACTCGTCTTAGTAAAATCATTGCTGACCACAATGAAACAATAGAATTTCGTGCTAAAAGAAAAGCACAGAATAAAGGCAAGGGCGTAACAGAAGCAGAGAAAGTATCCATAGTAAAACATTACTTAAATGGTGCAGTAGTATCTGACATTGCAAAAGCATTATATCGTTCCCCAGCTTTTATCAAAGCCGTTATTGAACGGATGGGAGTACCACAGAAACTTCCAGATACTGACTACAAAGGTATTAAAGAGGCAATGATTCCAGAACCTTGTGTAGCAGAAGAATTCACAGCAGGTGAAAGAGTATGGTCAGCACAAGGCAACTGCATTGCAGTCGTAAAACGAGAAATAACAAAGTCCCATAACTTTGATAAGCATGGTAGCAAGTGCTATCTATTATGGGAAATCGAAATGGCAGAGTGTGAATCGCCATACTTCGGATTGATGAAAGACGCAGGGCACTTCGCCCCACGATTAGCATACAATATCGGAAGTTTAAGACACTTACAGGAATATTTATGAAAACCTTTTTTGCTTTATACATTGCTGCTTGGATACTATCAGTAGCAAAACTATACTATCCTTCTATACGATTTCTAAAATCTATAGATAGTGATAGTATCCTTGTAAAGCGAGAAGGATTAGGATGGGCAGTAGCAATAGTCGGATTTGGCATAGCAACACCGCTTACATTTCCGATCTCTTTATCCGATAAGTTATCAAAAGAATTTATAGTTGCATTTTGCGACAAAGCTCTGAGTTAAAACATGGCATATAGTAAAGAAGTAGTAGACAGATTTGAGGGAGTATTAAACTCACCCAAACAATTTTCAGTTGGAAAGTACGATCCAAAAGATCCGACAGTAGCAACGGGTATGCAAGGTGCGCCCGCTTGTGGAGATGTGATGAAACTGCAACTAAGAATCGATCCAGGCAGCAATCGTATTATGGGAGTTAAGTTTAAAACCTATGGATGCGGCAGTGCAATAGCTTCTTCTTCGCTATTTGTAGATATGTTGCAAGGCACAACAATAGAAGAAGCAAAGTTAATTAAAGATAAAGATATTGCTGAAGCACTAAATCTTCCACCAATTAAACTACATTGTTCAGTATTAGCAGAAGGAAGTATTAAAGCGGCAATAAAAGATTGGGAGAAAAAGAGATCATGTTAGATTTTTTATTTGGAGTACCTTTCCTAGTAGCAAAGTTTACTTTTAATCTTGCAGTATGGGCAGGCATATTTTACTATGGTTATATCTATGGTAGAGACACTTATCATCAGTATAAAGATGGTCATTTTGACAAATATTTTAAATCATAAAGGAGAATTATGAACTATTTATTAAAAGCACTTATCGCCAAGTTAAAAGGTGAAGTAGAAGTAGCAAAAGCAAATGTTATGGTGTACACTAGAAACTCAACAGGTATTGGAGAACACCCAGAGATTATTGAAGCTATCGAAACACAGATAGAGAAAATCGCTAATGCCGAAGAGAAGATTGAAACTATCGAAAAGCATTTTTCAAGATAGGAAAACCTATAAGATACCGAAAAATACTTCTTGACAATTGGTTTCAAATTCATTATAATATATTTATATTAAAAAAAGGATATACATGAGTGACAGATTTTATACGCAACAGTACGACCGAACAGGTTGGAAACCCGTATGGAACGACACATGGATCCAAAACAAACACAGGAGAAAAAACATGGCTTGGACAGATGAATCTAAAGCACAAGCAGTCGAAATGTATCAGGAACAAGAACCTACACCTGAGACTTCCATGGAGATTGTAAAAGAAATCGCAGACGAACTTGGTGAATCACCAAATGGAGTTCGTATGATACTAACCAAAGCAGGCGTATATGTAAGAAAAACTCCAGCAGCTAAATCCTCAGGTGGATCTACTGGTGGTGGACGAGTATCAGTAGCTGATGCTCAAGACAGTCTTACTTCAGCATTGTCTGACGCTGGTCAAGAAGTTGACTCAGCAATTATCAGTAAACTAACTGGTAAAGCTGCAGTATACTTCAAAGGTATAGTAGAAGCATTAAATAATTAAGTAGTTGTAACTTAGTTTAGCCAAGGCATTGCAAGATGTCTTGGTTTTTTGCATTCTTTTTTAGAGACCTTCCAATTTAACAATTCAAAAGAGTTTTTGTTAGATTAAATTGGAGAAATAATGAAAAAAGAAGAGCTTAAGAAGAGACTCGACGACTCTGGTGATGCAATTATCACTTACAGAAGTCAAAACTCACGAAAATTAAAGTACAATGTTTGCACTAATGACTTTTCTACAGAATACATTCGTCAGAAAAGAAATAGAGCAAAAGAAGGACAGCATACAGTTTTGCTATTTTGTTGGGACACGGATTCTTATAGGATACTTGTGCCTGAAAATGTAACGAGTGTAGTACCTCTCAACCGAGTGATCAAGAATGATTGATTTAGACTCCCCCGCACCTTACGAAAAAATTATACAGCAAACTGAAGACGAACAGATTAGACTAGTAGTAAATGTATTTCGTGGAACTGAGTACATATCTTTACGAAAGTATTATTTAGACTTTGATGAAGAGTGGAAACCTACACGAAATGGAATCACTATGAAAGTTGACTTCGAAAACACTAGACGACTCTTTGAAGGACTAGTAGATATTCTCTCACTAGCAGAAAGCAAATCAGTTTTAGAAGAACAATTCAAAGAACAACTGGATGAAATATACCTCCCCTAAAATAATTCTTGACAATACCTTATAAATTTAGTATAATATACTTATGAAAAATTTAGAAGCACTAATAAATCGAGCAAGGATTGCTTATTATAATGGTAAACCTCTTATGTCAGACGAACTGTATGACAGAATGGAGGCTCAACTTGGTACATTGAATGATGTTGTGGGAGCAAAACAAGACCCACGCTCAGTAAGATGGACTCACGCCTTTCCAATGTATTCATTGCAAAAAGCATATACAATGGAAGATAGACCAGACTACGGTCAAGAACCTGTAGTAGTCACCCCCAAACTAGATGGAGCCGCAGTTGCTCTACAATACATATATGGCACATTGTCTTGTGCCTTAACTCGAGGAGACGGAAAAGAAGGAGTCGACATCACAGAAAAGATGCGACAACTTGTTCCTAGACACCTACTCCCTGCCAAGGGC